GTTCCAATTATTTTCTATTCGGTACTGTATATAAATAGTTTCTAGGATTATTCATGTCATTCCTAACATAGTAATTTTAACACCTTGTCAAGTGCATGTCAAGTAACGAGTTTATCCAATGACAACTAACATCGCATCATCCAAAATTGCATTACCTGAAGCACAATGGGAAAATCGCCAACCTGAAAAGTTGGATTATCTACGTCCCAATGGATTTCGTTTCGTGATTCAAAACCTTCCAAAAGTCACCTACTTCTGTCAATCTGCCAACATCCCAAGCATCACATTGGGATATGCCATTCAACAAACACCTTTGGTTGACATACCATACCCTGGTGAAAAAATCACGTATGGTGAACTGAACATCCGATTCATGATTCAAGAGGACATGGCGAATTACATTGAGTTGTATAAATGGATCAATGATCTAGGGTCACCAGATAACACCACTCGCTTTCAACAACGGTTTGAAGAACAATCCATTTTAAAAAATCCAGGCAGAAATCCATCAGCTCGGTTATCAGATGGCCGACCTGTGGTTCGAAACACTGATGCCACGGACTTCAGTGACGCCTCGTTGTTGGCATTAGATTCCAATAACAACCCGATTGCCAGATTGAACTTCACAGATTGCTTCCCGACCGTTCTATCGGGGTTAGATTTTGATGTGTCCTCTGGAAACACACAATATTTCACCGCTCAGGCACAATTCAAGTACAAATACTTCACAGCGGAAAGTTTAGTACCTCGGACTTGACAATTTCATAACTCTTGTTAGATTACGAGAGTACATCGGAGGATGTCATGAAATTGAATGAAATTCAAGCCTTATGGGCAGAAGATTGTAAAGTAGATCAAACAAATCTCGGGCGAGCTGCCGCTCGGGTGCCTGAACTACATGCCAAATATTTAAACATGCTCACATCGGCTCGCCTACAATATCGTAAGGCTGAAGCCGATTATCTTCGTTTGCGTAAGTTGAAGTATCGGTATTATCGCGGGGAGTTGTCCAAACAAGAGTTGGATGAATTGGGCTGGGAACAATTTCTTAGCAATCGTCCTTTGAAGAATGAAATGGAAGATGTGATGAACATGGACGATGACATCATTCATTTCATGGATAAAATGGAATATATTAAAACCGTGTTGTATCAATTGGAACAAATTTTAAAAAGCATTAACAGCCGAACATGGGATGTGAAGTCAGCCATTGAATGGTACAAGTTTACAAACGGTGGAATATGAGTACAGTAACCATTAGAAAAAAAGATGAAGTATATCTGTACATTGATGCTGAACCCGATGTGTTGTTGGAGATGAATGATTTCTTCACCTTCGCTGTCCCTGGTGCACAATTCACACCTCAATATCGTGCAAAACTATGGGATGGAAAAATTCGCCTGTTGAGTTTATTTACCAAGGAGTTATATGTTGGATTGCTTTCCTATGTTAAAGAATTTTGTAAAAATAATTCTTATACTTTTGTTGATGATACTCGGTTCATTTCTGATGATATTGGCGTTCTTGATGAGTTTGTTCATGATTTGAATTACCATTCCAATGGTAAGCCGGTGAACATTCGGGATTATCAATTGGATGCCGTGTCAAAAGCCATACAAACAGGAAGAACATTGTTGTTGTCACCTACCGCAAGTGGTAAAAGTCTCATCATTTACACATTGGTTCGTTGGCATCAACAATTCAATCGTCGTCAACTTATCATTGTCCCTACAACCTCACTCGTGGAGCAACTTTATGGTGACTTTGCTGATTATGCTACAGCGTCAGATTGGAAAGTATCTGAAAACTGCGCGCGTATTTACTCGGGTAAAGAAAAGATTACAGATGTTCCCATTGTAATTTCCACATGGCAAAGCATCTACAAGATGCCGAAAAGTTATTTTGAAAATTTCGATGTCATCTATGGTGATGAATGCCACTTGTTCAAAGCGAAATCATTGTCATCCATTCTTCACAAATGCACCAAGGCGCCATATAAAATTGGCACAACCGGTACACTTGATGGCACAAAAACACATCGACTCGTGTTGGAAGGATTGTTTGGTGCTGTGTATAAAGTCACCACAACAAAGAAGTTGATGGATACTCAGCAACTAGCAGAGTTGAAGATTCGGTGTTTACAATTGGATTACAGTGATGAAGAAAAGCAATTGTGTAAGAACTTCATCTATCAGCAAGAAATTGATTGGTTGGTGACACATCCAAAAAGAAACACCTTTATTCGAAATTTAGTACTTGATCAAAAAGGCAACACGTTGCTGTTGTTTCAATATGTTGAAAAACATGGAAAAATTTTATTTGAAATGTTAAAACAAAAAGCTGATCAAGGAAGAAAAATATTTTTTGTTCATGGAGGCATTGAAGCAGAAGATCGTGAACACATTCGTGCCATCACAGAAAAACAAAATGATGCCATCATTGTGGCATCATACGGAACCTTTTCAACGGGCATAAATATTAGAAACTTACATAACGTAGTGTTCGCCTCGCCTACAAAATCACGTATCAGAAATCTTCAAAGTATTGGTCGTGGGTTGAGATTGGGTGAACAGAAAACAAGTTGTAAGTTGTATGACATAGGTGATAATCTTTCTTGGAAGTCGCATAAAAATTATACACTGTTGCATTTGATTGAACGTGTGAAAATTTATAATGAAGAAGGATTCTCATATAAACTTCTCACGGTACCGTTACATGGGACATGACGGATTTTATAAAATCATTCGATTGAAAACTGGTGAATCCATTATTTGTACGTTGGATTCCAATGTGAGATCGTTGGCATCAGAAACACATCTCTCATTGAATTCACCCGTTCAAGTTGTTCCATTGCATGAAACACGAAAAGGAAATCAAGTGGTAGGTGAAAGTTTCATGTTACGTCCTTGGATTGGGTTGAGTGATAGCACTGAATTCACGATTAGTGTAGATGTGGTGATGACAATTGGAAATGTTAAGCCTGAAGTGAAAGAGCAATATGATAATTATATTTTTCATGTATCAGAAGCTCGGAAGAAAATAGAAATTTCTAACGCTGTTCAGGAATTTTTACGTGAAGTAACACCCGGTGAAGTTCGTATTATTGACATTGATGAGGATTATGGAGAAGATTATGCCGAAAGTGAAGAAGGATGATAATAAAAGACAACATTACATTGATAACAAACAATTTTTACAAGCGTTAATTGATTACAAGCAATTAGTGCTTGCCGCTAAAGAAAATAGCGAAGAACGACCTATGGTTCCCGATTACATAGGTGATTGTTTCATCAAGATCGCCAATCATTTGGCATACAAGAGCAATTTCATCAATTACAGCTTTCGAGAAGATATGATTCTTGATGCCATTGAAAATTGCTTGATTTACATGGGCAATTTTGATCCCGCCAAGTCCAGTAATCCCTTTGCATATTTCACACAAATCACCTATTATGCATTTGTGCGAAGAATTCAAAAGGAAAAGCGCCATCTTCAAACCAAATACAAATACATTGAATCGTTGGACCTTGAAGGCATCATTCGTCAAGTGCATGACGAAGGAAGTTACGATAATGGCTTCTTGAAATATTTGAAACAACAGGCAGATATTGCCAATCAAGAATACAGTGATGTGAAAAAGGATAAGAAGGTGAAACGTAAACCAAAGTATCTCCAAAAAATAGATGATGGGATTGATGAATCTCAGCATGTGGATACTATCAAATCCAATTTGGATACATTGAATGTGAATTATGAACATTTTGACGATTGACAAAACCTAAATAATTGTTAGATTATTAATATACATTTGTGAGGTGAATATGCGTATTCGTTATTCTGAAATATTTTATTCGTTTCAAGGTGAAGCAGAATTGGCAGGGACGCCTGCTGTCTGGCTTCGATTCTTTGGGTGTAATTTAAATTGCAACGGCTTTGGGCAAAAGAATCCCACTGATCCATCCACGTATGAATTGCCATATGAAACATTTGATGTTTCAACGGTACAGGATGTGAATGCACTTCCTGTGTGGAAGTTTGGATGTGATAGTTCCTATTCGTGGTCACAACGATACAAGCATTTAGCACATGATGCTTCTCCGTCAGATATTGCTGAACGGTTAATTGCTGCGAACATCAGTGAACATAATCCTGAAGGGTTATTCATTCATCCTGTGACAAAACAACCTGTGATGTTGTGTTTCACAGGTGGCGAACCTATGATGCAACAAAAGGCGATGGTGGAAATCCTTCGTGAATTGAATCGTAGAAATAATGCTCCACAAATTGTCACAGTGGAAACAAATGGGACACGTTCACTTTCTGATGAATTACGAACATTCATCAACACGGAATTTCCATTCATGGCAGAAGGAAAAACTCGGTGGCATTGGTCCCTGAGTCCGAAATTGTTCACGGTGTCTGGTGAAGAAAACGCGGTGAATGCCGAACACATTAATGATTATGTTGCCACAAACAGCACATCCATTTTAAAGTTCGTCTGTAATGGTACAGCAGAAAACTGGATGGAACTTGACAATCATGTAAATCGAATTAGATTACTATGTGGGCGGTACATGCCGGCAATTTGGGTGATGCCTGTGGGTGCCACAAAGGATGCACAAGAAGATGCATACATTGGTGATTTGTGTATTGACGCTATGAATCGTGGGTATAAGGTTGCTACGCGAAATCATTGTTATGTTTTTGGAAATGTAATTGGAAGATAACCAGGAGATATATTATGGCATTGAATATTGATAAGTGTGATCCCGAATTAGGACAACAGGTACATGAACATCTCGCGTCCTTGGGCGTTGAAACTCCTTCTGTGTTACAAACATGGTCGGCAAAGAAGAAGATCACATACATTTCTAAGCGGTTCGAAGATATCATGGAAACTCTCGGTATGGATTTAACTGATGATTCCATGTCTGAATCTCCTGATCGTGTAGCAAAGATGTATGTGAATGAATTGATGTGGGGTCTTGATCCTGCCAATTTTCCTAAGTGTACTGTTGTAGATAACAAAATGGGATATGATGAAATGGTGCTTGAGAAGGGCATTCAGGTGATTTCATTATGTGAACATCACTTCCAGACCATTGCAGGAACGGCATGTGTTGCATATATCCCTGATAAGAAGGTGTTGGGATTGTCTAAGTTGAACCGAGTTGTGGAATATTTTGCTCGTCGCCCACAGATTCAAGAACGATTGACGGAACAAGTGTATCATGCACTCTCTTTCATTTTGGATACGCCTAATGTTGCTGTGGTGATTGACGCAGAACATTTTTGCGTGAAGGCGCGTGGTATTCAAGACCCACATTCATCCACAATCACTTCGAAGTTGGGTGGAGGATTCAAGGAGAATCCTGCGCTTCGTGCTGAATTCATGCACTTGATTAAGTGATATGACCATCAACGTGATGCTTGATTTGGAAACGATGAGTACCGAATCAAACGCAGCAATTTGTTCCATTGGTGCAGTAAAATTCAGCCTTGAAGAAGGTGTGTTAGATACATTTTACTGCACAGTGGACGCAGCTGATTGTAAAGCTCATGGCTTAGACATTTCTACAAGCACAGTGCAATGGTGGGCACGCCAACCGAAAGAAGTTCTTGCACAATTACGTAAGGACAATATGCCATTACTGGATGCCCTAACAACATTTTCCAAATGGTATGGACATACGCCATTCCCGACATGGGGGTGTGGTGCGGGATTTGATAATGTTATTATGGAAAATGCTTACAAAGCAGTGGGAATGAAACGTCCTTGGACGCCGTGGCTTGATCGGTGTTATCGAACCATGAAAGAAGTTGTGAAAATTTCCGAGACGGAAAGGAAAGGTACCTATCATAATGCACTGGATGATGCATTACATCAAACACATCATCTATTGAAAATTTTCGGGAGTTAACATGCACAAATTTGAATATGTGGCGTCAGGATTATCATTTCTTCGTGTACGATTTAAAGAATCACACCGAGGTGATACTGCTGACAGATTGAATGGGATGTGGAATCTACTTCGTGGTAAACATAACCACGAGTTTTCCTTTCTATATAATGCCTTTATTGAAAAAGAATTTGGTGAATTTTTCCGTGATGTATATCGTGGCAAGGGCGTGAAGCAAATTTATGCTGACTCAGGTGGTCTACAAATGATCACGTTGGGAAAAACCATCACACCTCAGTTGAAGCAAGATGTATATAACAATCAAGGAACATATTCTGATTGTGCCATGAGCTTTGATGAAATTCCTGTTTCATTGAAATCCGCTCGGTCTGTGCGTTCTGACACAAGTAACAAATATTTTGATAGATCGAAATTCGAATGGTGTGCGCGACAATCAGGACGAAACATTCGTGATCAAATTGAAACCTTCATCAAGATGGGATCAGGTGCTCGCCCATTCTTCATTGCACAAGGAAATGATTTAGACACTTATGTTCGTTGGACTGAACTGGCGATGGAAGAAATTCCTCAAGAATTGCAACAGTTCATTGGAGGTGTGGCGCTCGGAGCTGTGGCACTTGGCACAGGAACACTTGAAGATTGTAAGCGCGCATTTTATTATACACAACTCCCATTGTCACAGACGACTCACCATTTCCATTTGTTAGGTGTGGGATCTGTGTCACGATTGCTTCCTGTGATTGCATTACAGAATCATGATGTGTATAAAAACACCTTGATCAGTTATGATAGCACCACTCATACATCAGGTGTACAAATGGGACGATATTATGGTCCTGATTTCCAATGGATCACGCCAGGCAGAGCATACATGGATGAAACTGCAGGAAAATATAATGCAGAAAATTATGAAGATTATGCGCGAATCAATGCTGACATTCGGAATCATGTGAAAGATTACATCGTGGATGACACCTTCTTTCAAGAAGCCATGAATGTGCCTGTTCGTAGATATCAATCATTACACAATGGAGAATTTCTTCCTCCCATTGAAGCCTTCAGTGCCTTCTTCGTGGCAAGCACCATGAACTTCATTCGACATGTGGAAACCGTGGTTGAAGATTTCACAGAGGCGCATAAAATCACAGATGTGAAAACATACAAAGCCATGGCAGATTTACGTGGTGTGAAAACACGAGAAGATTTTGAATACTGGTTACGCCATGCCGG